CTATCATTGCTGGCCCCTCCAGCCCCTGTAGTGGCAGTCCAATGTAGACCTCCAAACGCTCCCTTGCTAAGCACTATTCCTGTCTCATGGCCGAGGGTTACCTCAGCCAAATCACCTTTATACACTGTCGATGGCATACCGTCTCACCCTACGCGATTAGTTCACTAAAGATAACTATTTCGACCTGGAAGGTCATTCTATGAAGATGTTTAGTCCTATCTGACAAATCGGTCCTCGTTTTGTAAAGGAGCCTATCGAAATTGATGGCATCACCTTTACGCTTGGAATGTATGATACGTCGTACCTCATCTTCCATCTTCATGAGTTGGTCACGCCCTCTCACGGTACGGACATCTACTGTGATATTGATACGGGTGTGTACGAAGTCGTAGAAAACTTCAGGTTGCTCCTCATTGTGAGCAGTCTCGTATAGGAATACACCATCACTCCTATTGAGGTCAAAGCGCTTACCACGGCCAGGGTCTAATGTGGTAATGTCCGTGATTACAGGCTTCCTTTGATTGGTATTAGCCCTATTCCATCCATCACTTAGGACAGATTGCATAATAGCCACAGACTCTTTCGCCATTTCAATCACCTAACTGATGCCGCTTATAAGGCCCATTCTCTGCTGCTTGCTTACCGAGACGCACGATACGGTCGTATCTCTCATCACCAGCCTCTATCACTTTCTTGTCTTTACGAGATATTATCTCATTGCTATCATTGATATCACAACCATCTAAATCTGACTGTTCTATCATGAGTTTTCTAGATTCTGATGAAGGGTCCCATATGCTATACCCTCGTATCGCCTTAACCAGTTCGGGGCCAAACAACTTAGCCAGTGAAGGGAACTTAATCAATGTTCATGACCTCCATGTATCGAGGCAGCGTCTCAGCGACTTGAGTCTTGAACAGTTGATATTTGGCACCTAAGTCAATGTTAGTAGTACCCTCCGGCATCAACACGCTCCTGTCATCGGAGAGTAGCAGGTCCATGGCTACCATCTTAGTGCAGATGTCCTCTATTGCCTTCTCGACATAGCGCTCGCCATACACGTAAGAACACTTGACAGAGTTCCATGTGAAGTAAGGATAGGTGTTGTTGAAGTAGATGATACCTAAATCGTAGTCAGCCCACCAATCACGAAGTCTCGCTTCGTCACCTGTAGTGCTACCAAAGTAGTCTATTTTGAACTTGTATTGATTGATATCGACCCCATTAGATAAGGCCGCAAAACAACCACTGCTAGCAAGGTCTGTCACACCTGTGAGTGTGGTATCTGTCTTGGCTGTGTAATATGCACACTTCACAGAAGCCCCACTACCTGTGCATATGATACCATAAGGAGAGAGTGCTGTAGTGTGGGGTAGTGTTATCACACCACTCCCTGAGGAACCTGACGTACTAGATACCGCCTTAGTGGTGGTTGTTAGGTTAGTAGCAGACATTCCATTGAGGTTAGTGAGCCCTAGAGTAGAGTTCTCTCCACCCTCTCCACGATTCATACTAGTGAGTTTCAACTTGGAGTTTCCGTAATCAGCATTAGCAGAAGCCATAAACTCATGATGCACATTAGCAACAATGCTACCACTACTCTCAGCAGCAGTTTCAAGAGAAAACGAAGGAGAAAAGACAACACTAGATTTCCTCCTTCTAAGGTCTTTGTTAATGAGGTCGGCCAGTTGTTGAGCAGCATTAACACCATCGAAATCGGGACTCCATGTTGATGCCGTTGACCCTACTTGAAGACTGGCTACTCCACCCCCTCCTGGGCATAAGAACAGATAATCATTAGTAGTCAAAGCACTGTGGTCTATGATTTCTAACCTTGCTTCTGCTGAACCCACCTCTCTATACTCTTGGCCTTGCCATATCTCTAATCTCAAAATCTGTTGGACGTTACGGAACAATAACGGCACAGTGCCGACATAATCAGTATAGTACCTGCGCCTGTAAGGCTTGTAGGTATCGAAATTGAGGTACTCTGCTGTCTGTAACATGGGCCTCCATGAATTATTGCAGAGGTTGTCTATCTTATCTTGCATGCGTAGAATCATCGTCTCTACAGCATTGCGTGTCACACCACGCCTCTTCCCGTTCGTGAAAGATTGTAAGTTCTGAACAGTGGCGTTGTCTGCGGTATCATAATCTCCTACGGTGCCACCACTCCAAGAGAGGACTACGTTTGTACCGTCCCGTGCCAAACCAGTGAGTGTGACAGTCTCCCCTAACTCAGTATCACTAGCCAACTCCACCTCATCACCCACCTCGAAACCTACTATTCGTTGGTCAGCGGGACTAATAGAACATGAGGTCGCGCTGGTATTGGAGTCAGCGACTAGATAGACAGGGTCAGGGTAAGGTATCTGCAGTATATCCGCAATCTTCTGAGCAGTTGTGTAAATGACTTGGTCAGGGAACAGTGGTCTTGGCTCACGTTCACCTGTTTGGAATACTACCGGCATTACTACTCACTCCTACATTCACATTGGGCAGTAAAAGGTATCATTTCACCACACGATGTACATGGTTGAATAAACATGTACGCGCTCATACTTTCATATCCACCTTGCCTAAGTTGTACTCCATTGGTTTGGAGCACGCGCCGCAGCGCTCTAGATAGCAGAAGTGAAGCATACCGCAGTGTTTGCAACGTGTCCCGCTACCTATGTCCAGCACATCACGCACGTTACGTGAACGTGTATTCTGCGCTGATATTTGGCCGGCGAGCCGCTCGCGTGGACTTGCATCCTTGCGAACAGACTCACCGGTTGCGTATTCCCAGCCTTGTTTGGTAAAGCGTCGGAGGTCTTCAGCATCCATAGTCGTCACCTCAAGCGGTGACAACCACGACATATAGGTTTCCCAGCATTAAGTAACTGGTTACACCTTCTACTGTTTTACCGTTAGTATAATCATCCAATACCTTCTGTATGCCACCGGCCACAGAAGCGCCAAGTTCTATTGCCTCGGAAGGCTTGAACTCAAATATCTTCGTATCAGTCAAGGGGTTTTACCCCCAATCATCGACGGCCCAGTATAATGAACCTGCCACCAACAGACGCGTTCTCCGTAAAGTGGCACGTGGTTGTCACGTAGCCAGTCGGGTTCGCCTGTTCAGTAGCACTGTTGGCGGTCACATCAAAGTGTAGTATCTCAGACAGGTAGTCTGAGGCATCTATAGATGTATCGCCATTAGCCCATGTTCCGGTCAGTAGTAGTATGCTGCCTATTGTAATAGGTCTGTCATCAAAATTGATTGCCATTAAATCATTCCTCCTCGGTTGCGACCTCTGCCGCGAGTACTTCATCGACTCTCTCTAGCATCTTCGCCTTAGTGGCGCGGACACCAGACATCTGAACTCCATGGTCAGCCAACCAAACTTGGATGTCTGCCTTGAGCCAGTTCATGTCTGGTAGCCCATCACCATCGTCTTGCGTAAATAGGACTCCTTGGTAGTCGTCCGTTATCTGCCAGTGAGTGTCTAAAAAGGCACCTCGACGCTCATCCAACCATTCTTGAGAAACCTCTACAGACGTGTGTCTGTCATAGTGCCCGTGCTTGGTACGCACGGTTCTTGTTGGTCCTCTCCAAAGTATAGTCGGCATATGAGGTCACTCCTTAATCAGACCACCATCAGCCAAAGTTCCATTGCAGTTAGGTCGTCAGTAGTACCATCAGCAGTGGCTTCCATGTCAAAAGTTAGGACCAAATCACTGGTCTTCACTATCGCCACGTTAGCCGTTGCATCAGCACGCTGAGCGACACAAGATACAATCTTGCTGCACTCTCCTGTTAGAGTGAGTGTAGCACCTTCGGTTACATCTGCTGCTAGACTTAGCATAATCATCCTTGGGTTGTGTCTTGCTGCTACTTGGGTGTTAGTGGCTTGGAAGCCACTGAGATTCCCAGGGTAGCCGTCAGTGCTTTGGCCGTCAAGCCATAGGGTTTCGTCTTGGTCCACCCCACCTTGCAGTTGCAAGTCAAGATTCATTGTCGGTGTCCCCGCGCTCAGTGTGTAGGTTATTCCTCTGTGTGTTATTGCTGCCATTATTCATCGCCTCCTGTTATCTCTCCAAAAACCTCATGCAAGGTCACGGATAGAGCCTCCTGCACCAAAGAAAGAATCCCAAACCTCACCCATGGTGCGGTAAAGACCTTCTTGGCCTAGTCTGTTGATGGCGAACGGGTCGCCAGTTTCAATACCCGACTCGAAATACTGTGTCGGTATAGCGGTTTGGAACCACAAGTAGTCTGTATCAAAGTAGTAAATCCTTGAGATACCTGATGTGTCCTGCACTACGTCCTTGGACGGAATGAGGGGCACACCGTTGTAGGTAGCCACAATGAACCCAGCCTCAATACCAGGCACACCCTTTACACCGTTGTAGGTGGGGGTGACCCTCTTGGACTCCATGAATCTCTGCTGGCTCTGCAATAGTTGTTGCACGCGCATTAGAGTGTCGTAGCCCGTCAGCATGACCTTGGGGTTACCACCACGGGTCCAAATCTTCTGGAATAGTCCGTCCAGTTGATTTAGGCTTAGGTTCCTGTTTGTGTTCGCTGCTGTGGACACATCGACCTCAGCACTATGGAAGTCTGCACTACCATCACGGGTGATAGAATACAGGTCGTGGTCTGTGGTTGCGCTCACGTGACCAGTGCTGGTCGTCATCGAGTCGGGGTCTGTTGTTAGACGGTCCAATGACTCGAGGTCGTTACCTGCTGGGGTCTCCACATCTTCTAGGAGCATCCTGTTGATGTGGTCTGCGTGGTGCTTACCCATCTCTTCCTTGAGTACTTGGCGCACGTCGCCTAGACCGTCATCCTTGTCAGAAAGGAACATGGACACTTCGCTCAAGTCGAACGAGTGACCGATGGTCTTGGGCTTTGCGGCCACGTGTAGGAAGTCAGGCTTGGTCGTGTCAGGGAGAGTAGCATTCTCAGCCAGTCCACCGCCAACCGCGAATGACGGCTTAGCGGTGATGATTCTCCATCCACTGCGTTCCCAAGGCTTCTTTGGTAGAATACTGAACGCATTGAACTCTTGGTTCAATTGCGACCAAACCTTCCGGCCATAGATTGCCTGATAAGTACCAGCCGTGGTGCTCATTAGCGGGGCATCCGCCTTGAGTATATCTCCACTACTGTATGTGTACCCAGTCGTTGCGGTACCACCGTAGTA